GGTGTCAAGGTCTTGTTGTGAATGTGCTGATATTTCTATTTTCCAATCACGGTCTATCCATTCAGGATACAGTTCATCAAATTTATCTAGGTCTCTCCCGTTGGTTACTACCCATTTTTTAGCATTAGGCCACATACTTTCTAAGTATGCCATCCAATCTCCTAGTGCAGGATTAGACGTAGGCTCACCACCTATAATAAAAACTTCTTCAAAGTCGACTGTGTCTGGTAGAGCTTTTAATTTTTCTTTAGTTGTATCTGGCTTAAAATGGGTACCCCAATTTAAATGATTAAACGTGCAACAGCTATCACACGCCAAAGTACAGGTGTGGGTTATATATACACTTAATTCAGGAAGGAGTAACATACTCGTATTTATGGCTTAAATACACTTGTGAAAGTAGAACTTGAAGATATAAAATTTTGGATGGATGCAATTCGCAACAGCGAAGATCGCGACCGCACACTTGAAAGTTTTTGGGGAGGCCAATTAAAATCTAAAGCGTGGTTGGTTGAAACACTGCAAAAACATCATCATGTTGGTAATGTTAGTTGTGTTATATTTGGCGGATGGAATGGCGTATTAGCAAATTTATTGTTCAACAGCACAATAGGATTTAAACATATTACAAGTGTTGATATTGATCCTAAGTGTGCAGAAATAGCAAACACAATGAATAAGCGTTACGAGATGGAAGGAAAATTTACAGCAGTTACAGCAGATATGTGTGAGTATGAATATACTGATCAACCTTACATGGTCATTAACACAAGTTGCGAACACCTCACACAACAACAGTACAACAAATGGGCAAAACGTGTACCAACAAGTACTGAAGTGATTTTACAATCTAATAATTATTTTGAACTAGAAGAACATGTAAACTGTTCTAATAGTGTTAGCAGTTTTGAAAAAAAATCTAAATTAAAAACTATACTAGTTAAAGATGAATTAGAGTTACCTAAATATACACGTTATATGTTAATGGGAAGATTTTAATGTCTGAATTAGACAAATATACAGACGCCATAGCCAAGGCCGCTGGCACAAAAACATTTTGTGTTTTACCATGGATACACTTTGCAACAAGACCTAACGGAGATATGAGATTATGTTGTTCGTCAAATGCTAGTGGTGCAGGTGGTGATCACGAAGTAGGTTTAGTTAAAATGAATCATGGCAAGCCTGCAAACTTTGGTCACGAAACTCCTATGGAAGCATGGAATAATGATTACATGAAAAATGTAAGAACCACAATGCTTGAAGGTAATATTCCTGCAAGTTGTAAAAAATGCTTTGAGGAAGAGAAGAAAGGAGTTGCAAGTAAACGTGTTTGGGAAAGTTATACTTGGATGGAAGATGGTGTTGATATACCTGAACTTGTAAGACAAACAAAAGAAGATGGCACAGTTCCTGAAAATTTAAAATATTTAGACTTACGTTTAGGACATACATGTAATATTAAATGCGTCATGTGTTCACCACACGATAGTAGCAAGTGGGTCGCTGACCATAAAAAATTAATTCCTGTATTAGAAGATCCTGAAGTTAAAAGGCAAATGCAATGGGATAGAAAAGAGTTCAATAACAAATGGCATGAAAAAGATACGTTTTGGGAAGAAATGAATGCACAGATTCCTAACTTAAAACAAGTATACTTTGCAGGCGGCGAGCCGTTAATGATTAGAGAACACAAAAGATTTATTGAAGAAATTATCAGGCAAGGATATCAAGATAAAATACTGTTACGCTATAACAGTAACGGATTGCTAGTTGATGATGATTTGATTGAGCTTTGGTCAAAGTTTAAGAAAGTTAAATTTGCTGTAAGCATGGACGCTAGTCACGAACGTGACGAATACATACGTTTTCCTACAAACTTTGAAACTGTAGAAAAAACATTACACATGTTAGATAACACACCTGACAACATACAAACAAGTTTAGCAACAGCAATTCAAATATTCAACGTAAAACACTTACCAGACTTTATGAAATGGAAACTAGAAAGCGGCTTTAAAAAATTAAATGTTGGTGAAGTTCCAGGTGGAGTACAAATGGGCGGTGGGCTAGTTAACATGCACTTACTATACATTCCAACATTTCTAAGTATACAAATTTTACCTAAAGAAGATAAAGAAGAAGTTAAAGAACGTTTTATGGACTTCAAAGATTGGCTATGGAAAAACTATAGACAAGATGACGAATATTGGAAACATAATCCATATGGGTGGAAACGTTGGGAAGCAGTTCTTAATCATATGAATGCACAGGACAACAGTCACTTATTACCAGGCTTCAAGGAATACACAAATAAACTTGATGCTATACGAGGTTTAGAAGCAGCAAAGGTATTTCCAGAGTTAGCACATCTACTATGAGAGAATTAATTAAAATTGCTACTACACAAGATCCTGAAACATTAGATATTAGGTTCTGGCCAACTGACATTTGTAACTTCTCTTGCGAATACTGTTTTCCAGGTAGTGTTACTAACAGACTTCGCTATCCTAAAAATATAGATACAGTAATAAAAAACTTTAGAGCATTATTTGATTATTATACATTAGCACATAATAAAACACATTTTAAGATTAACGTTGTAGGTGGAGGCGAGCCTACATTATGGCCTCACTTTGCAAAGTTTTGTAAAGAAATAAAAGAAAATCATAGTGTTCATATACAATGTACCACTAACGGAAGTAGAACTGTAAGATGGTTTGAAAAAAATACACAAGATGTAGATGAGTTTGTTTTAAGTTGCCATCAAAAAGATGTAGACATTGATAACTTTATTGCAGTTGCTGATCATCTCTTTGGAAGAGGAACAGATGTAACCGCACTTATGTTAATGGATGCAACAGCGTGGGATAGATGTATCGAACTAATTGAGAAAATGAAAACCAGTAAGCAACGCTGGATTATACAAGCAAAAGAAGTAGTAGATGCTCCCGGCTACGATATAGGTAGTTACAATGATGAACAAATGAAATACTTGCAGCAGCCAATAAAACGTGCTCCAGATTCGGATTGGATTATATCTAACCTACATAGATTTAGAATACATGAAAGTATAGCAATATATGATAACGATGCTATAGTACCTGCAACACCAAACAAATATATTATGGAACAGGCAAACTATTTTAAAGGCTGGAAATGCAACGTTGCTATAGAAAATTTAGTTATTACACATGACGGTAGAGTTACAGGTAGTTGTCAAGAACAAGTATTTGCTGATGCAAATATTAGTATGTTTGCAGAGGATTTTATTTTAAGATTTAATAAAGCACAAATGGATTTAAAAACTATTATTTGTCCAAGGACTAGTTGTAGTTGTCAACCTGACACACACATTACGAAATGGAAAGTTCCTTTGTAAGAGGGATGTCAGCGGCACAAGTACACCACTTACGAGTACAAGTTATCCAATCTTCCGGTTGTTCAAAACTACCGTCATAAATGTTACCTATACTTCCGCCAACTCTACAAGTAGCACGGTGAACTTCACCGTCCCAATTAATCATTAGGCTTTCTATACCTGCACTACACTTCCAACCTTCAAATTGATTTAGATGTTTTTTAATAACATCGTTGGCATGCATTTCTTCTTTATCGTCAATAATAACATTAGGCTTTGCTGTTGATGTTTGATTAAGTATCCATTCTAAATCTTTACCTTCATATTTTAAATCATCAAACACATCATGGTCACCTTCTGTCCATCGTATTCGTCTTACAACATAAGGAATGCTGTGTCCGTCAAACATTGTAGCACATTCTTTTACTCTATCCATAAGTTTATGATGTGCCATTAAGTTGACTTGAAATGGCTTTTTTGTATATGCACCTTCATTTATCTGAGAAAACATTAATACAGTTTCTGCACATCTTCTCCAATGTTCATCGTCTTCTACATGCAAACTAAACACAATATGATTTACATTAAGATCACTGTAGTACTGTGCTGTCCGTGTGCCGTTAGTAGTTACATTGATCCAATCAACACGCTGACTTGCATGATCAACAAGTTCTGTAAACTTTGGGTGTACGCAAGGTTCACCGCCTGTAAAACTTACACGCATTGATTTATCAATTTCAGATAGTGCATCAACTGCATCTAACAATACTTTAATATTTGTATGTGGGCTGGTGTTATCGTGTATTTCTGTTGGGCAGTAACTACAATCAAAGTTACAACGTTTGCCAAGGTTCCACTCAACATGAACACTATCTTGATGCGGCCATTTGCTTATTACTTTATGCATTGTACACCTTTAACTTCATTATATTTTTTTAAATGTGTTATGTCAATATCTTCAATTAGATCTGCTACAGGAATCATTCCTAAATTAAGATTTTTAAATTTAAATGATTGTAACTTTATCCATAAATTTATATAAATTTTTCTTAGTAAGTACATTGGATAAGGTATTGTAGGACCAAACTTAACCATAAAATCTGCACTATAAAATTCTTGAGGTCTTATTCCTTTGGCTACACCATCTTTGTCTTTAAAGATATCTAAAACTGTTTTTCCAACTTGACAATAATTTATGTATACAGTTCCGTGAGTCCATTGAAATGTAAAGTGTTTCATATCTTCTTGTGATAGGTTCATCACAGGTCTATCTTTAAAAGTAACTACTACTGTAGGATGATTCGTTGTTCGTAACTCTGCTTCTAATTTATGTATAAGAATATTAAAACGCTCTACGCATTTTTGTATTTTCTTTGGAGAATTATTAAACCATTCTGTTCCTATGGTTGCTTCGCCACGTAAGTCTTCAAAAAATTTATGCAGATAGTTTAAATCTTGTTGCATACTAGTACTATTAGTACTGATATATCGATCAATATAAACTCCACTGTGTTTTATTTCTTTAATACATTGATTAAGTTCATCAATAAGATTATGCGTACCCCAGTTAGTAAATCTATCTATTTCGTATAATTTATAATTTTTTAAAAGTTCTTTGTGCCATTTTTTAGCAATACTAGTATTTCTAACTTTAAATGGTATACTAGTATCTTCTTTGCCGTTTGTTAATATAAGGTTAAACATAAGGAGCGAACTCAGGGTTGGCTGTGAGAAAGTCTTGCCCCCTAGTTTTATCTAAATTATGGTTGAATGCTATACAGTCTTGCCAATGTGTGTCGTGCATACATTTAGCCTGTAAAAAATTAATGTTGTCTTGTATTTGTTGTAGAGTAACTTTTTTAAGCAATTCATTTTCTTTTATAGCATCATAATTTAAAACTTTAGTTTTCATTGCTTCTAAGTCTTTTATTACTTTTTCTTTTAGTTCTGGCGGCACTACTTGTGCTGACAAAGACATAGGATAGTTTACTCTATGTGAGTAAAATATAATACCCATATCATTTAAGAAATAATCAATAACATCACAAATCTGCATAATGTTATTTGCTTGGACTGTAAAAGCGCCTACTACTCTACTTACGTTAGGAAAGCTCTTAAATACTTTTACGTTTTCTTCTACTTCACTAAACTTACCATTGCCTCTAATATATTCATATGTATCATGCAAACCATCTATACTTATATTTACTGCAACACTTTTAAACTTAGGCCAGTAGTCATGAATAGTACGTCCACCTTTAATACCTAATGTTGTGCCGTTAGTAGCATACTTAATTTCTATATTTTCTCCATACTCTGCTAGTCTATCTAAAATTTTATAGTGGTATGGATCCATTAAAGGTTCTCCACCTGCAAATTCTACACGCCTAAAGAAAGGCAATAGTTTTTCAAAACTACTCCACCAGTTATCTGAGTTATCAAACGGACCTATATACTTTCCAGGTGTATCAA